GAACGCTTCACCGTCGGGCAGGGCGAGCTGGTCATCGAGGCCGACCCGGCCACCATCGGCGCGCCCTACGACAACCGCAGCCACGCCCGCAAGGTGCTGGATGCGATCGAGGCCGTGCTGGAAAACCGCGCGACCACCGACCAGCAGGCCGTGTCGATCGCCGGCCGGCAGGTGACGCGCATGCCGATCAGCGAGCTGCTGCGCCTGCGCAGCGTCTACGCCGCCGAAGTTCAGAGCGAGCTGGCCGCAGCGCGGTCGGCCGCTGGCCTCGGCGCGGGTGGCCGCGTTCTGGTGAGGTTCTGAGCATGGCCCGCCCCGAAGACTTCGTGCGCGTCATGCAGGCGCGCCAGGGCGTGGATGCGTCGCGCGTGCAGCAGCGCCGGTTCGAGGCGGCCAAGATCGGCCGCCTCACGTCGGGCTGGTCGACCACGCCCAATCACATCAACCGCGACCTCTACACCGACCTACGCCCGATGCGCGCCCGCGCGCGCGAGCTGGCGGCCAACAACGACTACGTCCGGCGCTTCCTCGGGCTGGTCAAGAACAATGTGGTCGGTGCCACCGGCCCCGGCTTCCAGGTGCAGGCGCTGCGCGACGACGGCAGCGTCGACCAGATCGACAGCACGCGCCTCGAGCGCGCCTTCATTGACTGGGGCCGGCACGGCAACTGCGAGGTCACCGGCCAGCTCGGCTGGGTGGACCTGCTGAACCTGCTGATCGAGACCGTCGCCCGCGACGGTGAGGTGCTGGTGCGCCATGTCACCGGGCGCGGCAAGTACGCCTACCAGCTGCAGCTCATCGACGTCGAGCTGCTCGACGAGAGCTACAACGACACCCTGCGCGACGGCCGCAAGATCCGCATGGGCGTCGAATACGACGCCTTCGGCGCCCGCACCGCGTACTACCTCACGCAGGCCGACAGCGCCGACCCGATCTATTACGGCGGCGCCCGCGGCCCGCGCGTGCGCGTGCCGGCCGAAGAGTGCGACCTGCTCTTCGTGCCGCAGCAGATCGGCCAGTTGCGCGGTGCGACCTGGCTGCACACGGCCATGCTGCGCCTGCACCACCTCGGCGGGTTCGAGGAATCCGCGGTGGTCGCAGCGCGCGTGGGCGCGGCGAAGATGGGTTTCTACACCCAGAGCGGCGAGGGCGGCCCCAACGGCGGCCCGGTCGGCGCCGACGACGGGCAGGGCAACCTGCTGTCGCAGGTCGAGCCCGGATCGTTCGAAAAGCTGCCGCCCGGATGGGACTTTAAGGGCTTCGACCCGCAGTACCCGCACGCCCACTACGGCGACTTCGTGCGCAGCACCCTGCGCGGCGTGGCGGCGGGCTTGGGCGTGTCCTACACCAGCCTCAGCAACGACCTCGAGAATGTCAACTACAGCAGCATCCGCGCCGGCGTGCTCGAAGAGCGCGAAGCCTGGAAGGCCCTGCAGCGCTGGCTGATCGACGGATTCTGCCACCGCGTCTACAGCCGCTGGCTCAAGAACGCGCTCAGCTTCACCAACGCGCTCGGCAGCATGCCGATCAGCAAGATGGCCAAGTTCGATGCAGCCATCTTCCAGGGCCGCCGCTGGGACTGGGTCGACCCCGAACGCGACGCGCGGGCCCACCTGCTGGCCTTGCAGAACGGACTGAAGTCCTACTCGCAGGTCATCCGCGAGATGGGCCGCGACCCCGACGAAACCTGGCGCGAACTGGCTGCAGATCGTAAAGCCATGGCCGCGCTCGGCCTGCAACCCGCAACGCAAGGAAACCCCGATGGAACTGCGCAAGCTGGCAGGCCAGAGCCTGCAGCGTGATCTGCGCCTCGAGCGCGGACAAGTCGACGAACAGGCGCGAACGGTTGTCGTGGCCTTCGCGTCGGAACTGCCCTACCAGCGATCGTGGGGCGTTGAGATTCTGAGCATGGACCCGTCCGCTGTCCGCCTTGGCAGGCTGACGTCGGGTGGGGCCGTGCTCGTGAACCATGACGCCGACGACCAGGTCGGTGTGGTGGAAGCGGTGAGCCTCGATGGGGATCGCACGGCGCGAGCAGTGCTGCGCTTCGGAAGGAGCCAGCGCGCCCAGGAGGTTTTCCAGGATGTGCTGGACGGCGTTCGCCGCCTGGTCTCCGTCGGCTACCTGGTCCACCAGGTCAAAGCCGAGGACAGCAAAGCCACCCCGCCCGTGTACCGCGTCACCGACTGGGAGCCCTTCGAGGTTTCCATCGTCGCCGTGCCCGCGGACCCGACGGTCGGTGTGGGCAGATCGGCGGATCAGGCAGTCGCTGCCGATGCGCCCACCGTGGACACCAACCCCATCATCGAAGAGGCAATCCCCATGTCCGATTCCACCGCGTCCCCGGCAGCCGTCGCGCCCGCCGCGCCGGTCGACGCCAGCGCCATCCGCGCCGGCGAAGCCGCCCGCATCAACGAGATCTTCGCCTTGGCCCGGGCCCACGGCCAGATCGACCTCGCTCAGCAGTTCCTCGACCGCCCGGTCGAAGAGTTCAAGTCCGCGCTGCTCGACCTCAAGCGCTCCGCGCCGGTCGCGTCCGCCGCCGACCTCGGCATGTCCAAGCAGGACGTGCAGCAATACAGCCTGCTGCGCGCCATCCGCGGCGTCGTCGACGGCAACTTCGAGAAGGCCGCCCCGCTGGAGGCCGAAGCCCACCGCGCCCTCGCCGCCCGGTTCGGCGAGCGCCCGAAGGCGTTCTACGTGCCGATGGAAGTCCAGCGCCGCGACAACGCGCAGCGCCGTGACCTGAGCTCGGGTGTCGCCGCGCAGGGCGGCTTCCTCGTCGAAACCACCAACATGTCGTTCATCGAAATCCTGCGCAACCGCTCCATCGTGCAGGCCGCCGGTGCGACCCGCATGTCGGGTCTCGTGGGCAACGTCACCGTGCCGCGCCAGACGGGCGCGGCGACGGCGTCGTGGCTGGCCACGGAAGCCACCGCGGTGACCGAGAGCGACCAGGTCTTCGCGCAGATGACCCTCTCGCCGAAGAACGTCGCGGCCTACACCGAGATCAGCCGCCAGCTCACCCTGCAGTCCGACCCGTCGGCCGAGATGATCGTGATGAACGATCTGGCCGCGCAGGTCGCGCTCGCGGTGGACCTGGCCGCGGTCAACGGCACGGCCGCGTCCGGCCAACCGCGCGGCATCCTCAACACCGCCGGCATCGGTTCGGTCACGGGCACCTCGCTGGCGTATGCAGGCATCCTGGAGTTCCAGACCGACGTCATCGCGGCGAACGGCCTGGTCAACCCGGCGACCGCCGCCTACGTCACCACCCCGGCCGTGGCCGCCCTGCTGGCCGCCCGCCAGCGCTTCACCAGCACCGATTCGCCGCTGTGGCAGGGCAACCTGCTCAACGGCACGGTGTCGGGCTACAACGCCTACGCCTGCACCAACATGCCGGCCGCCACCGCGATCTTCGGTGACTGGTCGCAGCTCGTGATCGGCGAGTGGGGCCAGTTGGCGGTCGAGGTCAACCCCTACGCGAACTTCCCGGCCGGCATCGTCGGGGTCCGCGCGTTCTACACCTGCGACATCGGCGTGCGCTACGCCGCGTCGTTCTCGGCGGCCACCTCGATCACCTGATCGGGCGGGCATCACGACGGCGCCGCAACCCGGCGCCGTCTCTTCCGCAGGAGGCCACATGGCCATCGAAATCGTCCGCGCCGTCTTCATCGAAGGCGCCCGCGTGGAACCCGGCACCGTGATCGAGCTTGACCGTCGCGTCGAGCGCGAGCTGTGCAACACCGGCCGTGCCAGGCCGGCCACTCAAGCGCCCGCCGCGTCCGCGCCCGAGGCGCCCAAGCGCGCCCCCAAAAAGGATTCGCCGTGAGCCTCAACGACGTCTTCGGACCCACCAATGGCATCCCGCTGGCGGGCACCGCCGCGCGCACCGCCACCGGGCAGGGCTCGGCGGTCGACGTGCGCCAGCTCATCGGTCGCGCCCAGTTCACGCTCGATTGCGCCGCCGGCACCGGCACCTCGCCGACCCTCACCGTCAACATCCAGGACTCGGCCGACGGTTCCACCGGGTGGGCCACCGTGGCGAGCTTCACCCAAGTGACCACCACCGCCAGCACGCAGTACCGCGCGCTGGACGTGCGCAGCACGCGCGGGTTCCTGCGCGCGCAGTGGACCATCGGCGGCACCTCGCCGTCGTTCACCTTCAGCGTCAACGGCCTGGCCTTCCGGCAAGACCGATGAGCCAGCAGGCCCTGCTGCGCGAGCTGGACGCAGCCATTCACGCGGACCTGTTCAGCGCTGGGCTGGCCGACACCGGCACCTACACGCCGCCCACGCCCCCCGGCGGGGCGGCCTTCGCCGTGCGGGTCATGCGCGACGACGTGCAGGTGGAGGTCTACGGCGAGACGCGCAGCGTGGCCAGCACGCGCACCGAGCTGGTGCTCTTCAAAGCCGACTTCACCGTGCCGGCCCGCGTGGGTGGCACGGTGGTCGTCGACGGCGCCACCCTGGTGCTTGAAGCCCTGGTCGATGAGGACCAGTCCATCACCCGCTGGGTCGTGCGCTGATGGGCACCTACACCCCCAACACCACCCTGCTGGTCGCGCACGTGGCGGCGCAGTTGGCCACCATCGTCACGCCCACCTGGCGCACCAACATCGGCGCGAACGTGTCGAGTGAAGGCCAGCAGGTGCTCGACGACACGGCCCCGCTGTGCAGCGTGCGCCTGACCGGCTGGGAAAGCAGCGGCGAAGGCACCGCCGTGCTGCGCGTGTGCGATCTCGAGGTCGAGGCCGTCGTACCCGGCACCGACGCCAACGCCGAAGCCCAGGCCCTGCTGGTGGCCGAAGACCTGTTCGAACGGTTCCGCCTGCCGGGCGCGGGCGTGACGCTGGCCGCCGGCGTCGAGGCCGTCATCCGGCCCGTCGACAGTGCCCGCATCGAGCGCCCGGAAGGCGCCGCCGCCGTGATCGCCCGGCTGAGCCTTCGCGCCGACCTGTACGAGCTGCTGTAACCGAACCGCACCACGCCGCCGGGCGCCCCCGGCAACCCAAGGCCCGCACCCGCGGGCGTTTTCTTTTCCAGCCGCGCCGCGGCTTTACTGAGGATTCATCCCCATGGCCATCATCACCGCACGCGGCGCCGCTTTCGACATCGCCGCTACCTTCGGCACCACCGTCTCGGTGACCGCCGCCACCAACGTCGCCAACTCGGTCGTCACCGTTGGCGCCGGCCACGGCGTCGTCGCCAACGACTTCATCGAGATCCTGACCGGCGCGGGCTGGCAGCGCGCCGAGGGCCGCGTCTACCGCGTGTCTGCCGTCGCATCCAACGACCTGACCGTCGAAGGTCTGGACGCCACCAACACCTCGCTCTTCCCTGCCGGCGGCTTCGTCGGCGGCACGCTGCGCCGGATCGCCACCTGGACCACCATCAGCCAGGTGCAGACCATCGAGTTGACGGGCGGCGAGCAGCAGTTCACCGACATCACCGGCATCGGCGACCTGATCGGCAAGCAGTTCCCGACGCTGCGCTCGCCGGTGACGGCCAACCTGCAGGTCTTCTACGACCCGGGCCTGGCGTGGCTGCCCACCGTGCGTACCGCGGCCGATGCGTCGGCCATCCGCGCGCTGCGCGTGCGCGGGCCGTCCGGCATGCGCCTGCTGATCAACGGCTACGTCGGCTTCGTCGATGCGCCAACGATCGAAGGCGACGTGCTGCGCGGCACGGTGACCTTCGCCGGCGTCAGCGTGCCGACGGTCTACGCGACCTGATCCACCCCGCTGCGGGTAGCCCCTGCAGCCCGACGCCGCCCCGCCCGGGGCGGCGTCTCTTCTTTCCCCGCAAGCCCAGGAGTCAAGCATGTCCAAGTCTATCCGCCAGCAGGCCGCCGAGTCCGCCGCCAAGGTCGGCGCCGTGCACGCCATCACCGTCGAAGGCTTCGACGAACCCATCTACGTGGCCCGCCTGTCGATCGAAGATCGCGCCGGCGTGGCCGATACCGGCATCCCGCCCGGCCGCCGCGCCAACGTGGCCGCCGCGCTCAACCTGCTGTTCCTGGCGGTCGTCAAGCCCGAGCGCGTCGACGACAAGCTGGTGCCCTACATGAGCCGCGAGGAATGGTCCGCCTGGGCCAGCGACTACCCCGAGGCGTTCACCCGCCTCAGCCTCGCCGTGCAGGCCGCCCAGGGGGACACCACGGCCGAGGGCACGGAGGCCCTGGGAAAAGACTGACCGAAGACCTGCACGAGCGGGTCATCACGGCGCTGTGCTTCCGCCTGGGGCGCACCCGGGCGGAACTGCGGCAGACCATGAGCGCGCAGGAGTTCGGCCAGTGGGTTGCGCTGTTCGTGGTGCGACCGTTCGACGACTACCACCTCTACGAGCTTCCGCAGGCCCTGATCCGCGCCACCGCGCTGGCCGTCGCCGGCGGCAAGCCGAAGCTCGACGACCTGCTGTGGAGCCGCCGCAGCGCGCCGGCCTCGCTGGACGACTGGGCGGGGCAGATCAAGGACCCGTGATGTTCGAGCCGACGATCGACAAGCGCGCGCTGGATCGGCTGTCGGCCCGCTTCGAGGCGCTCGGCGCCAACGCCAAGCGCGAGCTGGAGCGCAGCATCATCTCGGTGCGGCGCGCCACCGGCACCGAGTCGCGGCGCGCCGTGTCGGCCACCTACAGCCTGACCCAGCAGTACGTGGGCACCGTGCAGCGGATCCGGCCCGGCGGCTCGCTGGGCTTCGTGATCAGCGGCGTGAATCGACCGATCCCGGCGGTCCACTACGGCGCCCGCGCACTGGCGCGGGGCGGCGTGGCGGTCGCCTTCCGGCGCGGGCGGCGCGTAGTGATCGAGTCGGCATTCGCCGGCGAGGCCCCGCAGGGCGGCCGCAAGCTGTGGCAGCGCACCGGCGATCCCAAGCGGATCTCCACCAAAGGCCGCTATGCCGGCCGCGGCATCCGCCGCGAACCGATCGAGGTGCTGGTCGGCCCCAGCCCGGCCGATCACCTGCGCAACCGAGCGGTGCGCGAACGCCTGGACGGGTTCTTCGTCCTTCGCCTCAACAACGAAGTCAGCCGGCGCCTCGCGCGCCTGCAGCGCCGAGGAAGCTGATCCGTGGCCCGCGAAGACACCATCATCAAGTTCGGCCTGGTCGACAACCTGTCGCCCGGCCTGCGGACCATTTCCGCCAACCTCAAACAACTCGACACCGCCCTGACCGCGGCGGCGGCGGGTGGCTTGGCGGCGATCGCCGCCGGCGTCACGCGGTCGCTGGGCGAGTTCGAACGCCTCGGCGACGCGGCGATCAAGCTCAACGTCACCGCGCAGGCGCTCAGCGGCCTGGGCTTTGCCGCGCGCCAGTCCGGCGCCGATGCGGCGACGCTGGAATCCGGCCTCGGGCGGCTCAACAAGACCCTCGGCGAGGCGGCCAGCGGTAACCAGCAGGCGGCCAGGCTGTTCGACGCCGTCGGCGTGTCGATCCGCGATGCGAGCGGCAACGTGCTGTCGGCCGACAAGGTGCTGCTGCAGATCGCCGACCGCTTCCAGTCGTTCGAGGACGGCGCGCAAGAGGCCGCGATCGCATCGGCCCTGTTTGGCCGGTCCGCCGGCCCCGAGCTGATCCAGTTCCTGAACCAGGGCAGTGCCGGCATCACCGCCCTGACCGATGAGGCGGCGGCCTTCGGCCTGGTGGTCACTGACGAAGCCGCGAAAGCCGCCAAGCTGTTCGGCGACAACCTCGACCGGCTCAAGGGCGCCGGCGAAGGGTTCTTCAACAGCCTCACCACCGCGCTGCTGCCCGCGCTGACCGAGTTCAGCACGGGTGCTGCGGAAGCAGCCAAGGAGGGCGGCCTGCTGGCCGATGCCGGCCGCCTGATCGGCGAGCAGTTCAACCTGTTCGGCGTCGACCTGATCACCGCGCAATCGGAGATCCAGCAACTCGGCGCGGAAATCGCCAACGCCGTGCAGTTCGTGAGCGACTGGGCCGAAAACCTCGGCGTGGTCGGCAACATCGCCGTCGTCGCGTTCCAGTCGATCGCCGCGGCGGCAGAGGGCAACTTCGCCGCCGCCGAGCGCGGCCTGAACGGCATCACCAGGGCGGTCGAGGCGCTGGGCACCAAGGCCGCTGTGGACGCGGCCAAGCGCATGGGCGACCTGTCGGGCGCGATCAGCAGCATCAAAGCCGACGCGGCGGCGCGCATCGAGCGCCTTCGCGGCGGCGTGGCCGGCCTGGGCAAGGACGCCGCGCCCGCAGCCGCCGCCGTGGGCAAGCTCAAGCCACCCACCGACGCCTTCGGCGCGGCAGCCGACAAGGCCGCCGGCAACGTCAACAAGCTGGCCGCGGCGCAGCAGAAGCTGACCGACGCGCTGCGCGACGGGTTCCGCGATGGCCTGCGGCCTGCCACGCAAAGCATGCAGGAGTTCAGCGCGCTCACCGGCCAGCTGGTGCGCACGGACATCCCCGACATCGAAGTCGCCATCACCCGCGTGTCGGATTCGTTCGAAGGCTTCGGCAATGTCGTGACGGAAGAGGCCCAGTTCTTCGCCGACAACTGGACCGGCGCCGTCAACGCCGTCACCGACGCCTTTGCGGACTTCATCAGCGGCAACATCAAGTCCTTCGAGGACTTCGGCAAGGCGCTGGAATCCATCGCGCGGCAGTTCCTTTCCAACCTGGTCAAGCAGTTCCTCAACACCAACCTGCAGTTCGGCGGGTTCGGCACGCCCGGATCGTCGAACTTTGTCGGCCCGCCCGCGCCGGGGCAGGGCGGCGCCATGTTTGGCGGGATCAACTTTGGCGGCCCCGGCGCCAGCTTGGGCATGCGCCTCGGGCTTGGCGCAGCCGGCGTGGGGATTGCCTACCAGGGCTACCAGTCCGGCAACGCCCTGCAGGGCGCCGCCGGCGGCGCGCTGGCAGGCTTTCAGGTGGGCGGCACAATCGGTGCCATCGTGGGCGCCATCATTGGCGGCGTGGCCGCCGGGCTCAACGACACCACCCGCCGTGTCACCGTCATTGGCGATAACGTGGTGGGCACGCCGGGATTCCGCAACCTCGCGCCTGGATCGACGTTCGAATCCAGGCTCGGCGGCTTCACCTTCGCCAGCATCGATAACGTCAGCGCCGATGAGCGCCGGCAGATTGGCCAGAGTGTCGTCAAGTTCGACAATACCATCGCCGACCTGCTCAACGACGAGCAACTGGAAAGGGTCACGGGTGCGCTTGCCAACTTCAACCTGCGACTCGAAGAGGGCGCCATTAGCGCCGAGAACATCCTCGGCGCGCGCTTCGACGCGATCCTTTCCACCTTCGACGAAGACACCCAAGCGTTCGTCCGCAACGCCGGCGACCTCAAGGACCAGGTCGCCGCCCTGGCCGACGTGCTCAGCCGCCCGGCGCGCCTGAGCGCCCTCCTGGAATCCCTCGAGGAGGCCGACCGCCTGGCCGGCATGACGCCCTTCGAGCAGGCGCTGGACCGCATCAACAAGGAGTTCGACGCGGCCGCCGATGCCGCCAGAGAACTGGGCGCCGACCAGGCGCAGCTGGCCCGCATCGAAGACCTGCGCGGCAACGCCATCGAGCGCCTGAACGCCCTGCAGCGCCAGAACCTCAACGCGCTGCTCAACGACCTGCGCTTCGATGACATCACGGAGGGCCTGACGCCGGTCGACCGCGCGGTCGCCGC